TTGTTTCTTTTTACCCCGAAAACAGAAACAAAAATCCATGATCAGGACTAATCGGTTTGGATCGGTTTCAAATGGTTGAGATCGGTTTCAATGGGTTTGAATCAGAAAATAAGGGGACAACAGAACCTCGGATTCGCTCCCTGCCTTTAGATTTGCCCACACGCGGGCATGAGATGATCGAGTTTTGCAAGGAGATTGGCTACCCGCTCCTACCCTGGCAAGAACTGCTTGCAATTGAAACCTTGAAATACAAACCCGACGGTCGTTGGGCTCACCCGATTGTTGGGGTCATGATTGCCCGTCAGAACGGCAAGTCAACATTCATGGCGCTTCGCATCCTCTTTGGTATCTATAAACTCGAGGAAAAAATGCACCTGGCAACTGCTCACAAATTAACAACCTCGGCAGAAATCTTTTTCAAGGTAGGTCAGATGATTGAGGACTCGCCAATCCTGCAGGCTAACTTTGCTAAAAAGTACGAGTCCAAAGGATCGCAGGAAATTAGGTTTCTTAATGGCGCTCGTTACTTAATCAGAGCAGGCAATTCAGCCGCTCGCGGTATTGCAGCCCCTGATGTCATTCACATTGACGAGTTGCGCGAATTTACCGATGAGGAGATTTGGTCATCGATGCGCTTTACTCAAATGAGTAACAAGAATCCTCAAGCAATTGTTTATTCAAACGCGGGACATGCTCAATCGGTGCTTTTACTTAAGTTGCGAGATCGAGGCTTGGCAGCCTCTCAGGGCGTTGATGATTCAATTGGTTGGTTCGAGTGGTCAGCAGAGCCTTCAAAGCCTATAGATGACATCTCAGGGTGGTATCAAGCCAATCCATCGTTGGGCTACACAATCCATGAGGATAACATCAGAGATTCCTTGTCCGATCGCGAGGATATTTTCAGAACTGAGGTTTTATGTCAATTTGTTGACATGATCAATCCAGTCATCATCCCTAGTGAATGGGCTAAGTGTAAGGATGACTCAATCAAACTTGATGTTGAAAAAGATACATGGATGGCGATTGATCTTTCACCTGATAGACAACACGCCTCACTCGTTGCAGGGCAAAGACTTGATTCAGATCGATTTATGGTGTCCTTGCTTCAAACCTGGCACAATCCAATCAACCTGGATGACAAATTGCTTGCCAACGACATTGCTCCCTGGGTTCGCAGGTATCCAGTCAATGCCGTTGCCTATAGCAAAACAACATCGGCAGCCGTAGCGGCAAGATTATTGCCAGCAGGAATTCCAGTCCATGAAATCTCAAGCGGCGAGTATCAACAAGCCTGTGATGAGTTTGTTTCTGCCATTTCAGCAAATCGCCTTGTCCATAAGGATCAAGAGGAGTTAAACAAACAAGTTTTGTCAGCAGTAAAGTTACCTCGAGGCGATGGCGGTTGGGTAATGGGTCGATTGAAATCAGGAATCGTTTGCGGAGCAGTGGCAGCAGCAATGGTTGCTCATTTTGCGACACGCGCCGAAACAGAGGTTGACATTCAGGTCGGTTGACAAAAGTGCTATAATTTGTCCAATGGCTCTGTTAGACTTTTTGATTCCAAAGACACCCGCAGCCGCTCCAATCGTCGATGCGGCATCTACTCCTGCTCCATTTAACAACACAGGAGCAATTTCACCTTTTGTTTTTACTCAATCAACTGCAACACGCGCACAGGCAATGGCGATCCCAACAATCGCACGCGCTAGAGGAATCCTTTGTTCAACAGTCGCCAGTTTGCCAATGGAGCAATACTCAAAACTTAATGGAGCGCATTTACCAACTCCACATGTAATTAATCAACCTGATCCACGCGTTCCTGGTTCTGCCATTTATGCGTGGATTGCTGAGGACTTGTTGTTTCATGGTGTTGCTTATGGTCAAGTTTTAGAACAGTATGGGGATACCGGTCGCGTTCGCTCATGGACAAGAATTGCACCTGATCGTGTAACTCAAAAGTTAAATCATTTACAAACTGAAATTATTGGGTATCAAGTTGATGGATCAATCGTTCCAAATCAAGGAATTGGTTCTCTTGTTGTATTTTACGGTTTAGACGAAGGAATTCTTAATCGCGCAGGTCGCACAATTCGTGCGGCACATGCTTTGGAGCAGGCTGCAGAAACATTTGCAAAAGAACCTGTTCCATTGCAGGTTTTGAAATCAAACGGCACAAACTTGCCAGCAGAACGCATTGCAAAACTTTTAGAATCATGGCGCACATCTCGTTTGAATAAATCAACCGCTTTTCTTAATGCGGATGTTGAATTGCAAGCGTTGGGCATCGATCCAGCGAAACTCCAACTCAATGAGGCTCGTCAGTATGTCGCATTGGAATTGGCTCGCGCTTGCAACCTGCCTGCCTACTTTGTTAGCGCTGAAACAAACTCAATGACTTATTCAAACACAACATCAGAGCGCAGAGGTTTAATTGACTTCTCACTGCGTCCAATTTTGACTGCTATTGAGCAACGCCTCAGCATGCCTGATTTTGTTCCATCAACAACAGAAGTTCGTTTTGATTTAGATGATTTCCTACGCGGCAACGCTTTGGAGCGCGCACAGGTTTATCAGATTCTTAACACAATCGGTGCGATGTCAGTTGAGGAAATTCGCGAGGAAGAAGATTTAATCCATAATGAGGAAAGAGCATAAAATGAAAATAACAATGCCAGTAACGCTAACCGCATCAGATGCTGAATCTCGCATCATTGCAGGTCGCATAGTTCAATGGGATGCCGTTGGAAATACCTCAGCAGGGCAGACAAAGTTTCTCCCAAACTCAATTGAGTTTAGCAATGACACAAAACTTGTTTTAGAACATGAGCAAACAAAGCCAATTGGCAAACTTGTTGAATGGTCACAGGATGATTCAGGAATTACTGCTTCATTTAAAATCGCACGCACAACCGCAGGCAATGATGCACTCGAGGAGGCCGCTACTGGACTCCGCTCAGATTTTTCAGTTGGTGTTCAGGTAAATGACTGGGCAAACGACAATGGCGTGATGGCAATCTCTGCAAGTTCTCTTGTTGAGGTCAGCCTTGTCACATCAGGAGCGATTCCTGGAGCAGAAGTGCAAAAAGTCGCCGCAACAGATACACCCGAGGTTTCTGAGTCATCTCAGGAAATAACAAATCAAATCACAGAAGGAGAACAAGTGTCAGACACTACCGTTCCAAACGCTCCTGCCGCAGAAACGGTAGAAGCAGCACAGGTTGAAGTGAAGGCTGCAACAGCACCTTACATTTCAACAACAGTTCGCAATCCTATCGTGGATAAGGCTTCATATTTGGAGCACTCAGTTCGCGCAAAGATGGGTTCAGAGGAATCTCGCATGTTCGTTGCAGCCGCAGCGGATGTTACAGATAACGCAGGACTTGTCCCAACTCGTCAACTTACAGAAGTTATCAACGGAATTTCAAATGCAGATCGTCCATTGATCGACTCAATTTCTCGTGGTGCTCTACCTGATGCAGGTATGACATTCGAGATTCCTAAAATCACTGTTGCTCCAACTGTTGCAATTGCATCAGAAGGTGGAACACCATCAGAAACAGATCAGAACGCAGCGTTCGTTTCTGTTGATGTTAAGAAATTTATCGGTCAGCAAACATTCTCACTAGAATTGCTAGATCGTTCATCACCTGCTTTCTTTGCAGAACTCGTTCGTCAAATGGAGTTTGCTTATGCAAAGGCAACTGATGGCGCAGTCGGAACAGCGCTAATCGCAGGTGGAACAGATGGCGGCAACCGCACTCTTACAACTGGCGCACTGGCAGCAGACTTTGTTGCAGATGCAGCAGTTTCAATTTACACAAACACACTAGGCTTTGCGACAAACATCGCAGTATCGCCTGAGCAATGGGGTGTGCTAATGGGCTTGGTGGATTCATCAAACCGTCCAATTTTCACACAGACAATCAACCCACAAAACGCAGGTGGCGACCTAACTGCAACTGCAGTTCGCGGAAACTTGCTAGGACTCAACCTACGCGTTGCTCGTAACCTTTCAGGTACAGGTGACAACTCAATGATCATCATCAATCCTGATGCTTACACATGGTACGAATCACCACGCTTATCACTTCAAACAAACCTAATCTCAACAGGTCAGGTTCAAGTTGGCTATTACGGCTATGGCGCAGTTGCAACAAAACTTGGTGCAGGCGCATACCGTTACATGGTTGCTTAATAACAAACTAATCATGGGGGGGAGGTTGCTCCCGATCTCCCCCTCAGCCGTTTAACAGAGAGGAACACTAATGGCATCGATCGTCACAGTTGCAGAACTGCGCAGTATTTTGGGCGTTAGTGTTTCTCTCTACTCGGATGCATATTTAACAGATGTAATTGATACTAGCGAGGCAGTAATTTTGCCAATGCTTGTCAAGTACGCATCTCCAATTCAAAAAGTCCAACTTAGCGGCAATGTTGCAACTTATGTCGTTGTTGGCAACAACATTTTTTCAGAGGGTCAAAGCGTTGTCATTACAGGATGCGGATCACCTTTCAACGGAACATTTACAATCCTGGAATCAAGCAACATAGATTTTGACGATGTTATTATTAACTCAAACCAACGCATTTTTATTGATGGAGTTTATTCAGATTTCAATGCCTTTTTCACCGTTGCTATCACCAATGCAGACATTCCTGAGCGTAATGTCATCCCATCAGGACTTGCAACCCTCTCAGGTGCGGCAACTTATGTTGGTGTGCCAGCAGTCGAATCTGCCGTTTTGGCAGTTGCAGTTGAAGTTTTCCAATCCCGAATTGCTCCAGGTGGACAAATCGAGGGCATAGATTTTACAACAGTTTCACCTTATAGACTCGGGCGGTCACTATTCAACAGAGTTTCAGGGTTGCTCGGTCAGTACCTTGATGTTGAAACAATGGTGCAGTAATGCCCGCATCAACAATTCTTTCCTCAGTCAGACAACCTTTAGCCGATGCTCTTAGTGGGGTGGCAGCAAATGTCTATGCCTATGTTCCTGAAGCACCTCAAGTGCCATTTTGCGTGACTGTTCCTGATGCGCCTTATCTAGAATTACAAACAATTAACAAGTCAACCCTGCACGCCAAAATCAATTTGGTCATTTCAGTTGCGGTTGCTTACAACTCCAATCCAGCATCCCTGGACAATTTGGAGCAACTAATCATGAGTGTCCTCGCCGTTATCCCTGTTGGGTACACGATCGAGGCGGTTGAAAAACCTACAGTTACTCAAGTCGGTCCATCAAATTGCTTGGTGTCCGATGTTCGAGTTTCCACTTACTACACACAAACAACCTAAGGAAAAAAATGGCAACCACAGTAATCACAGGTCGCGATGTTTCTTTGTC